AGTACACAGGAGATACTCCCGTGATGATATTCAAAGGTATGAATGATGAAATATATTTTCAGAAATTACCTAGAAGAGTTACACGCTTAGACAAAGTAGAATAGCATTTATCTTTTACTGTTCTTATTTATTAAGAACAGTAAAAGTAAATGAATAAAGGAAGGAAATAATATGGCAGACAAGCCTGTTAAATTGCTATCCCCTTTTCCAAAGAAGCTAGTTAGGAAAGCTCCTGCAGGAAAGTTTGGGGATTATGTACCACACGCTAATTATGTAGAAAGATTACGTGATAGTGGTGTGAAATACTCATGGTCATGTGAACCTGTATATGGTTTACACAAAGGTGAGAACAGAATAGTTGGTGCTAAAGGCACAATAACTATTGAAGACATGGGCAGTTATGACGGCTTTGGAGATATTGATACGTTCAAGTTAGATAATCCAAAGTTTAATGACGGTACCAATCTTAAAGACGCAGAAAGTGACGCATTCAAAAGAGCATGCATGCGTTTTGGTTTAGGTGTAGAACTATGGTCAGGTTCTGATGTATCAGAAGAAGAACATACTGCATTGATAACTACAAGTGACCCTGATACAGACAATGTAATGGTTACTAAAGTAGATATGAGGAGAAAAGAGAATTATATTCCTGCTCCTGAACCTAGACCAATAGAAGAAATAGGTGAAGACGAAGCACCTTTTAACGAAACCTCACAACCTACTGATGATAAAGTAACATTTATCAATCACACAGTTGAACAGATGTTTGATGGGGTTGATGAAAGCAAAAAACAATTTGCTCTTGACTTAGCAGATAATTACTCAAAGGTAAAGAAGTACCCTGATAAATCTCTATGGAGTGACAATCAGATTGATGATTACCTAGCTAAAATAGAACTTGGATTATCAAGTGATATTGCAGATGTTAGTGATGATGATGATATTATTACAAAAGCAAACGCAATACTAGGAGGTGTTACTGAAATGGTACAAGACATGCAAGGAGTAAGAGATGACTTAAAATGTCCTTTTTGTCAAAACAAAGTATATGACAATAGGAATGATAAGAAGTCAGATAGAAGTCCTGATTTTGTATGTTCAGGTCGTGACCAAGATGAATGTCCTGCTCACACTGGAAAATGGCGTAAGTCATGGTGGTTAAACTCTAATGATTTACCGAAAGAGTGGGGATTTGGTAGCCAATAAAAAGATTGACTATAAAAGACAGGGGTCACGTAACAAACGCAAAGGAAGACGTAAGCAATTAGAAGCATTAAGGCAGTTACAAATGCCTGAGCCGAAGTTACATCACCTCCGTGTACATGAAGAAGGGTGGCATGAAGCCTTTATTCGTGTTGAAGTTAAAGCAGGTAAACAAGTACAGTCATTATGGAATAAGTTTGTAAAAGCCAAAGAACAAAATGACACTAACTTGCCTAATGATGACAGACCTTTTGTGTTTGTTGCTAAACCTGACGGTACTTCAGACGGTCTTGTGTGCTTTAATATAAAAGACTTAGATGAATTTTGTATGGCGTATGACTTACACATTATGGGTAGGAAATATAAAAAGCCACAGTCTTTAGAAGAAGAATGATTGAATTAATAATAGCTTGTGCAGTAACAACTCCACTTACACCTGCAGAAGTAGATAACTATTTATTATGTGTAGATACACAAGATAAAGTAGAACACGTAATTGAATGGTATCCCACAATAGAAGAACACTTTGAACTAGAAGACATACTTAAAGCTATGTTAATTGTTTTCTGCGAAAGTTCAGGTAGACCTGCTGTTGTTGGTAGTAACACAAACGGCACAAGAGATGTTGGTTTGTGGCAATTCAATGATGTTACTTGGGCATGGTTACAACCCAAGTTAAATATAACAAGTAATAGAACAGACCCGTATGTGTCAACTGCAGTAGCTAGTTGGTTAGTTTACAATGACGGTTGGCACCATTGGTCTAGTAGCGAAAGGTGTTGGAATGAGTATTTTCTCAGACCCAAAAAAACTGCAAGAGTGGGCTATTAATTTAGCTAATGCTTGTGGTGGATTTAAGATAAAGAAATCGTTAGAGGTACAACCGCCTAACGTAGAAAAAGTTAACAAACTATTAGATGAGTTTGTTATCTCATTTGATAAAACAGTTAATGCACGTGACAATGATGAAGAAGAATAAAGACTATACAAATAAATTTGATATAGACCTTGCCAAAGGTATACAAATGGAAGAAACACTCAAAGAATTTTTTGAGGGTAAGCGTATAGAAGTTAAATCAGAACGTCACATATGGGAAACTACAGGCAATCACTTTGTAGAATATGAATGTCGTGGTAAACCTAGTGGCATAGCTGTAACAGAAGCAGAGTATTGGGCTTTAATGTTAGTTCGTGAAGACGAAACAATAGTAATGGTTTACATTGTACCCATTGAACGAATGAAAGCCTTAGCTCGTAAGTATTGGAAAAACAAAACTATTGGTGGTGATGATAACTTATCTAAAGGTATCCTTGTTCCCATTAGTGAGATAGGAGAAACAATATGAGTAGTCCAGACGGGAAAGAATATCCTGTGTGTATAGAATGTGGTGAGCCACCACAAACAACATTAAATTATGATGGTAGGTGTGTAGGTTGTATGGCACACGAGATAGAGGATTGTGTATGAAGATAGTAATACACAGACTTACTTACTTTGAAGAAGGTGTTAAGTATTATGCTTACACTACTGAATGGGATAAAGTAAATAACTTATTAGAAGTGTGGAAAAAGAATGGTGTAGAAACAAAGTTTGACACTATAGATACATTTACATTTAACACAGACGGACTAGAAAAACTAATGCAATTCATTAACAAATCGCATTCACAATATGACAGCACTACAGGTAGAAACCCTTGGTTTGAACAAGTAGGGCTAAGTTAGTGGACAACTTATCAGAAATAAGAGAAGTAGCTCTTAAAAGGGCTAATTATGCGTGTGAGTGGGCTTACTGTACAGATAATAAATGGTTAGAGTTAGCTCACATACATGCAATAGGTATGGGTGGTAATCCAAAACGTAAATTTGATATCAATAATGTAGCTATATTATGTAAACATCATCATGATGTATATGACGGTAGACAACGAACAGGTGCTAACTTTGCCTATAGGGAATTGCTTACAGGTTTTCTTTCAAGAAAGCCTACTTCTTAATTTTTTTTACTTTACCATTGTGAGTTCTAGCAAACTTATGTGTTTTAGTTTCACGTATTAACGTTCCGTAATAAGTCTTGCCACCCCACTTCCAACTAACTTTTTTAGCCCTTACCACTTCACCTTATTTGCCCAATACGCAGCAGACATTTTTCCTTTTTTAATATTTTTTGCGTGACGTGCTTTAAATGATTTACGTCTAGCTTTAGATTTAGCGTCAGTTTTTTTTCCTGCACCTGATACACCCTGTTGCCCAAATCTAATTAGCTTTACTTTGTCACCCTCTTTAGCTAAAACTGCGTGCGATTTACTAGCTTTAGGTGTTCTTTTAGGTTTATTGTAACCTGAAAAACGTTCTCCACGATATACAATAGACATAACTATTTCTTAATCTTTTTTCTTTTAGGCTTGTAAGATTTCTTCTTACCCTTTTTAGTTACAGGCATTATTTATCTCCATATCTTTTACTATAACTATCACGTGTTTTTTGAGAACCTCGTAACGCTTTTAATCTATCGTCAGCTCTCATACTTAATTCATTACTTAGTTTAGCATATCTTTTTGCACGTCTTAAAACTTCAGGACGTGCAGTATTAGTACCTAATAATTGCTTACTTGCTTTACGCATTTCATCAGCAATTTTTAATTCACTCATGATAAGTTTTTTAGCTTTATCTTCGTTCTTAATCTTAGGTTTTTTCTTAGCCATTACTTAGTAATTTGTTTTTTAGCGTATGTCTTGATGACTGCTAACGCAGCACCACCACCTGCAAGAGCAGCTAACTGAAGGGTTTCAGCTTCTACACCAACAAGAGGAGCGACAGTTAAAGCACCAATAAACGCTTCTATGAAGGTCCATGCAGTTCTCTCTAACATATCTTTAAGGTCTGTACTCATCTTATACTCCCATGCTTCATTCCAAGGTGTCCACCCAACGTCCTTCTTGAACGTGCCGTCTTGGTTTCTTTTTCTTTTAAATCTAACAAACATTATCTATTATATTTGTAAGACTTATTAATACTTGTTCCGTAAATTTTATTTTTCTTTTTAGATTTAGGTTGTTTGCTTGCCCATTTAGTTATATCTACAACATCTTTGACGAGCATTGCTGTACCAACTCCAGGTATTAAACGTGACGCACCTTTAGCTGCAAGTTTTGCACCTCTAGCAAGTACTGTTTTTTTAGCAGTTCCTGATATAACTTTTTTATTTAACTTAACAGGCGAAGATGTACCTGATTTGTACAAAGGTTGTTTACCTTTATATGTACCTCTAACTTTTTGTTGTGCTACATCTAATGTACTTTCTGCAGTTTTAGCTGTTTGATAACCAATAACATCACCTACAGTTTTCTTTACACCTTTTTTAATTGTAGGGTTTTTACCTTTAGGTATACCAAACTTTGCTTTACTTACACCTTCACCACCCATAGCACTTTCTGTAAGATAACCTGCTTTTTTAAGTGTCTTAGTATTTATTCTAGCGTCAACACCTTTTGGTATAGATGTAGGCATTGGTTTACTTGTACCAGGTAATTTAGAAAATTTAGGACCTTTGTATCTAGCACGAGCTAATTCTGCAGGTGAGGCTTTGCCAACTTTTAAATTAGTTTTCTTAGCTATCTGAGTTTTTTTAACTTTTTTTGGTTTGTATGGTCTTGCTACTTTGTATTCTTTAGCAAGGTCATCTTTAAGAGTATTGTATATATACTCATTCATAGCAGCAACTTTAGGTTTGCTTGAAACTTTATATGTTTTCTTTTTCTTAGCCATTATGAAATAATTCTATTACCTATTTTAGCATTAATTTTTATTAAATTACCATTAATATCTGACATTTTTTCTTCTACAAGTTCTTTAATATCATCTATTTGACTAACGTTACTGTCACCTATTTGTACATTGTTTGTCAAGTTAATTTTAGAATACTCAATAGTTACAGGGTTTCCTATAAGTAATTGTTTTGCCACTTTATTATATAGCTTAATGTACGCATCTCGGCTTCCACCTATAAATCCGTCTTTACCTACATCTAAATCTGCTTGTGTATTACCTACAATTAAACAACCTGATGTATGTTCATCTGTATTACCTGTGTGTACAAGTATATATTCAAAGCCAGGTACATCTTGCAACCAAAGCATTCCGTAATGAGAACTACCATATCTTTCTTTGTACCTAGTATGGAACCCACCTACAGTACGAAATTTTATATCGTATGTTCCTTCAGGTATGCAGGTTTCGTGCATTACCTTTACTGCTTGGTATTGGTCTTCTAAGGTGTAACACTCAAACAATCCATCTATAAACAACATACCATTTGTTGCGTCTTGTCCAAACTGTGTTCTAATTACTTGTAATTTCATATTCTATAATCCTTTCTTCATCTTTACACATGTCATTTCCATATAAACAATTACATATTTGTATAAAAGAATTGTCTTCTTTAATAGATACAGTACACATTAGTTACCTCCACAACAACCATTGCCACAACAATCCATTATTTACTTACTCCTTTGCTTTTAGTAGGTTTATCTTTTCTAAATCCAATAGTTAATAACCATACACCTAATGTAATTACTGTTGCAAGTCCTGTAACTTGTTGTGCTGAACCAGTCAATGTAAGCGTAGCTATAACTAAACCAACTAAAGTCCACGAAAGATTTAATGTTTCTTTAATTATTTCTATAAACCAATTCCATATTTTTTTAATCATAATGATTTCCTAAACATAAATGACGCCATAGTAGCTATTCTAGTCAGAATAACTGGAACTACAACTTCTTGAGCTTTTTCCTTTTGGTCAGTAGTCATGTCACTACCTATGTCAGCAA